AGCCTATCATGGCTGTCGAACCTCCGGTTCTCATCCGCTTGCAGTTGCCAGCAAATCAAAAACCCCGCAATAGCGGGGTTTTGGATTTGCTGGTAGCTCCGACCGGATTCGAACCGGCGACCTGCGTGCGGAAAGCGGTAAAAAGCGGTATGAACTGGGAAAGAGCGGAATACTGCGGTAACGCTCTGAACTGGGATAACGGGTTTCCGCAGAGATTCCCTTCACCGTTTTCATCACCACCCGCGCACGGTCGAGCCGTCCATCACCACCTACGGCATCCTGCAATACCAAGAGCTGTATTTCACGTACTCCTTCGGCAAGTCCCTGACGATGTAGTGAACGCCGTCGAACTCGAACTCGCTGATTCCCGTCGTTTGCGCCTCCCAGACCTGGTGAACCGTTTCAAGAACTGGCCTGTCTTTCGGCGCGTGGTCGAACTCGCAGGCGTCAGCCGTCTCTGGATGGATGATTGTCGATACGATGACGAGCAGCGCGAGGAGCGCGAACAGGAGCGTGTCTAAGGCAATCAGAACAACGCAGGCCACCGCGAGCCTATCGCCCCTGCCCATCATGACACCTCTTCGAGAATCCAGATGAAGCCGCCAATCGCGAGCATGTAGGCAACGTAGAAGGCGATTATCGCGAGGTTGTACTTCATGGCCGCTACCTCGAAAGCTCGATATAGAAGCGGTCGATGGGAACCATGTCGCCAGCGTAGCCGTCTTGGCCGTCCCAGGTGTCATCATCGTATTGCCACGGCCACCAGTCCTTGCCGCAATCGCTCACGCGGTACTTCGCGGAGAAATATCCCGTCTCTGCGATGTTCGGTGTCTCGTAATAGGCCCTTATCGCTATAATGTCGGAATCCTCCCAGCCAGCGTAGCCGTTCTCGTCATCATTGATGTCGTAGCCGCGAACTGGCTCCAACCAGCCGTGCTTCGCCGTGCAAGCCTGATACCAGCCGTTGCCGTGGAAGTTGACGGCGAACGCCTTCAGCTTCGTGCCGTCGCCGCAGACACCCTCGGCGAGCCAGCCGTTCTCGGTCTTGACGCGGAACGGCACATCGGGAATCGGGCCGTCCGTGATGACGGGCGCGGGTTCGACATAGCTTCCAGAGCCATCTGCTGCACCGTTGTAGTGGAGCGTGATGCTCGAAAATGCCCTGAAGGGGCTAATCATGGATTCGAAGCCTGTCTGGTCGCCAGTCTGCCCCCCGTACACGTCGCCGAACTCGTTGATGCAAAACTCGCTCATGCAATCCCAGCCGTCGTAAGGGCTGTTGCCCTGCCCTCCGTCTTGGCACATCGCTATATGGTTCGCGGGGTCGAGATAGCCGTCGCCTCGCCAAGCCTCGGTGTCGTAGGTGCTCCAACTGTCGAACAGGCCAGAGCCGCAGCACACCGATTCGGCGTTTCCCGTATAGGTCATGTCGTTGATAGCGCCAGCGTATTCGGTGTATTCGAGCGCCAAGCGCCATGCCGTCTGCCAACTGGAAGAGCAGTCGTAGCTTCCCGTCTTCAGCGTGTAGGTGCGACCGCTGCTAGATGTGAAGGTGATATACTCGCCGTCCTCGCCCCATCGCGGCGACCAAGAATAGCCGAAACGTGGGTCTTCGCACATGAACGCATGGATTTCAGCAGCTTCATTCGCAATCGAGATGAAATCGGCCATAGCTACGCCTCCTTCGGCTCCTCGGGCGCGAGCGCCTTTTCAACGACCTTCGGCGATGTCGCCGTGGCCGTGACGCTCGTACTGTTGATGGTTTGAACCGACTTGGCAGCTTGGCCGTCAACATAGGCTTCGCATGCGGCGTAGATGCCAGCCGAGAGCGCCATGCACACCGCGCAAACGCTCGGGTCTGCGATGCCCGTAACGCCAGCGGCGAAAGACGCCAGGAAGGCGGCGACGGCAAGCCAGAACTTGCGGCTCGTGAACTTATGCAGGATGTTCATCCTCGTTCTCCTCCTCTTCTTGAACCTCGACGTGGGACATTTGCTTGTTGGCTGGGTTGCCCTCGACGTAGCGGATTTTTCTGCCCTTGATGAAGGCCAGCGACGCGAACTCCAAGCCGAAGCACCCGAAGAACAGCACCGTCAACGTGTCGTTGAGCGGCTTGCCGTTCCATAGGTAGACGAAGCACGTCACCGTGAACGCCACGATGGTCAGCAGGCAAAGGAAGACAATCGCCTTGCTGTACTGTCCCGCCTGCTTGACTTCAAGCTCTTCGAACCCGTCATCCTCGTATTGCTCTTCTGCGTGGTCTGCCATTGCAGTCACCTCTTCTCGTCAATGGGAAGGGCACGAATGTCCTCCCAGAGCTTGTCGCCCGTGTCGTTGCCGTGAACCCTGTTGTAGGCTTCGTGGGTCTTGCTCACGACTTCCAGGGCTTCTAGCGTGATGTAGCCCTTCTCCTCGACCCACTCCCGATGCGCCCTGACCAAATCGCTGCGAAGCATCGCCCTGTCGGATTCCTCGCTCATGTCTAGGCGCTCGTTGATTTCATCGAGGCGGCTGTTGAGGTCATCCCAGCGTTTCTGCTCGGCCTCCTCGCGCTCCTGCTGTCGCTTCACCTCGGCCTCCTCGCGCTCCATACGGTGCTTGCGTGCGTTGACAGTCCACCAGCCGAAGGCGGCGACAAGGGCGAGCACGCCCCAGGCAATCACCTGAAGCTCGATGCGCGTTCCCGCGAACAGCGTCACGACGGCACCGAGGAACGCGGGTACCGCGACCCATAGGGCCTTCTGGAATGATTCGCTCATTACTCGCCTTCCGTTTCAGGCACGTAGGGCTGGCCCGTGATTTCCTCGAACTCATCGGCGGTAATCCAGCGCCCGACCGCCTGGTAGACGCGGCGGAGGCTCCACATGCCGTGCTCGTAGTAGTGCTTGACCTTCTCGAAATTCTTCGAATGCGCCATTACTCGTCGCCTCCCATCATCAGCAGGTAGTCGATGTTCGCCGCGTTGATTTCCTCTTGCGTGGGTTCGGCCACGATGCCCTGCATGTCGGCCAGAATCGCGGCGAACGCATCATCGTCAACGTCCTCGCCAGCATCGAGCCTTTCGAGCGCGACGGTGTACGCGAGCGAACGCGCCTTCTGCTCGGCCCATTCCTCGTCGGCGATGACGCCAGCCTTGCGCTTCGCGTCGGGGTCGCCGATTTGTCCGAGCAGGTTGGCGTAGATGTTGGCCCTTGTTGTCAGGCCGTCAGTCTCTTCCATTCGTTGCCTCCTTCGGGTAAAAGAAAACCCCTCGTTCGAGGGGTTCCCATAAGGTGAAAATCGTTTTTACAAGTCAAATCTTCGGGGGGGGGTCTTTCATTGCTTTTATCCTGTCGGCGAATAATTCATCCATCCGCAGGATAGCGCCGTGCGCGTCCAGGCGCAGCTTCGAGCCGCGCCACGACTGGTAGCTCTGAAGGGCCTGCTCGTAGGCAAGCGTTCCCTCCTCGACCATGCGCCCGTGGGCTTTGAGTTTCCGCCTCTCGCGGGTAATGGAATCACGGCATGGCCGCATCACCACCTTTCCCGTATCGGAGTAGGAGAACTTGGTCTTCAGGAACGTGAAGCCATGGGACAGCTTCACTATATGGGTCTTCTTCTCGTTGACGATTATGCCGAGCCTCGCGCACCTGTCGCGTATCGCCGCGAGGGCGATTTCGAGCGTCGCCTTGTCCGCGTCGATTGCAAGCGAATCGTCCATGTAGCGCCCGTAGTACTCGACGGCGCACAGGTCGTTGATTAGGTGGTCTATCTCGTTCGGGAAGCCGACCGCAAGAATCTGGTTCGGCTCCGAGCCGAGGCCCAGCCCGACATCGCCCTGAACGTCGATGAGGTGATGGCCCAGGGCAACAACCCGCTCGTCCGTCACCTGCGAGGCGATAATCGCCTTCACTGGGTCATGCGTTATGTTCGCGAAATAGCTCTTGAAATCGACTTGCAGCACGTAGCCCTCTGGGCCGTGTCGCCTGTAGTGAGCCGCCATGGCCTCTTTCACGCGCTGAAGCGCGAAGCTCGTACCCTTGCCCTTCAGGTTCGCCGAGTTGTCGTTGATGAAGGTCGGGGTAATCGTCGGGACGTAGACGTTCTGGGTTATCGACTTCTGTATGACCCGCTCGGAGAAGTGCACGGAGCAGATGTGGCGCATCTTGCCGCGCTCCAAGAGGTCGAATTCATGGAAGCCCCTGCAAATCTCGTTGCCAGCAAGCACGTCGTTGTGGGCGCGGTTTATGTTGAGCAGCCAATCGAGCTGGTAACGCTGGGTGCTGCCCTTCCACGCCACGCCACGCGCCGCCTCGCGCTGGGCCTTGTAGAGCGAATTGAGGTCTGCGACCTTCTCCAAGGTGCAGCCCTCGTTCCGAGCGGCTTTCTTCGCCGCTCGCTTCGCCTCCCTGCGCCTGCGCCTCGCAGCCCTACGCTCTTCCGAGTTCATTGGCCGAGTTCCATTTCGCTATGCAGTCGGCGAAGCTGACGCCCGTTTCCTCGCGCTTCCCGCACTTCGGGCAGGATGCCACGAATACGCCATCTGGCGCGAGCGCCGTCACCTCCATTGACAGTCTGACCTCAGCGTTGCCGCACGTGCACCGCCGCATGGCCTTGTGCACGTGGGACAGGCAGGCCGTCCCTGTCGGCTCTACGTACTTGCAGCCTTCCAGCTTCGCGCAGTTCGAGCACTTGGGCTTGTTGAGCGTGCGAAAATCGACTGGTTCCATCGTCCCTCCTGTAAAGGCACCCCGCACGGCTCGCATTGGCGTTCGGCTAGCCGCAATGAGGCAAGGGCATGAAACGCGGGTGAACGCCCAAGCTCCGCGCCATGCAAGCAGCGTTCGCCCTCCCTCGCGGGGTGCTGATTCACGGGCTTTCGCCCGATGGTCACGGTTTCCTTCCAAAATGGCACTGCGTTGGCTTGCGCTACTAGGTCTGGCCGAGGGTTGGAATCAGGGCAGAGCGCGGATACCCGCGTTCGAAGCGGTATTGTTGTTGGGATTGCCATTGTTGTTGACATTGAGCGCGTTCGTCGCGTTCCCGCCGTTCACGCCACGCTCCCACCAGTTGTACCGCGATTCAAACCGTAACCGCCCCAGATGATACCCTACTCGTCGGCTTCAAGTCCGCGCAGGTCGGCGAGCTGCATTTCGAGCTTCGCGATGCGCTCCTCGACTGGCGCTTTCCCCGTAAGCCGCGTGTTCTTGCGCAAGCCCTTCAGCATGCCAATCTCGGCGTCCAACATGTCGGCAACCTTCTTGAACCTGTTGAGGTTTATCGGCAGTCCGACATCCTTCAGCTCTTGCAGGTCATCTACCAGGTCGTAGCAATCGTCAAGCGCGAGCGTGAGGAATTCCTTCCTCTCGCGGACGTTCTTCGCGGTGTTCGGGTACCTGTCGTAGGCCCTCCTCGTGTGGTGGACGAGGTTCTTGGCCTCCTCGCACAGCGGCAGCGCGTGGGTGAACCTCCATGATTTCGGTATCACCTTTTCGGAATGCGCTATCTGGTCGATTTCCTTGCGGATTTCCTTGGCCGTCATAATCCACTGCAACTCCGACAAGCTGCGGTTCCTGACGTATACACCGCTCATGCAGCCGCCTTCCACTCGGGACACGCCGCCGCATTACGCGGCGGCTGTTCGAGTGTAGCGCAAGGGCGGCGCAAATGTCGGCTATACGCCGACACGGAAGCAGGGCAGAGCGCGGATACCCGCGTTCGAAGCGGCATAGTGGTTGGGACTGCCAATGTAGCTGACAATGAGCGCGGTCGTCGCGTTCCCGCCGTGCGCGCCACGCTCCCACCAGTAGTACCGCGCATCCGAGAAGTTTCGGCGAATGCGGTGCTTGGCGCTCTTGAAGAATTCGGAGAAATGCACATCCACGCCTTCCGAATACCCCTTTGTACCCCAGACGCAGCGCCCGAAGACCTCGACCTCGGAGAGCGAGAATATCTTGCCCACGTCAGTCCATCCCCAGCTAGGGGAAGTGGTGAGCGTGCTGCCAGACTGGTACCGCTGCTCCAACAGCAGGCGGTGGGTCGCCATGACCGCACGCCATTCGGTCGGGAAGAGCGGGAAGAACGTGTTGATTTCCCAGTTGTGCAGGTTCGACACGAGGTAGGGGTAGGGCGACGATGCGTTGCCCTGGTTGGTGTTCGTGGTGTTCCACGGAACGCTGTCGGGCCATACCTGGTCGGGAACCATGATGACGTGGTGCGCCGTGATTTCCTGGTCGGTGCAGTAGAGGTACGGGTCTATCGCCGCCACGCGGTATCGGAACGTGTAGCCGTTCGTGAGCGTGATGTCGAAGTAGTCGAAGATGCGGATGCCCGTGAAATCGCCAGCGATGACGCGAGCGTTGAACCACTCGGCGGCGTTCGCGTAGGTCGCAATCTCTTCGGCGAACACAGTTGTCAGGTTTCGCCCTGCGTAGACGCCCATGACTATCTGCGCGTCGTAGAGGATTTCCAGGGCTTCGCGAGCGCCGTCCAGGTCGGTGCCGCCCGTGCCGCCGTTACCGATTGAGGCTGGGAACTTGTCAAGCGCTTCCTGCGCCTTTGCGAGCGCGGTCGCCGCCGAAGTGCGTGCAGCCTCGTCCTCGACCTCGAAGGCGTCTTCTCCGCCGAGGATGCCAATCTTCACAAGGTTAGCCATTGCTTATCTCTCCAATCCATAGGGTGCTCGTTTCTGCGTCGTACACGCCTGCGACCCAAAGCGTCGCGTCGCTCACCTCGGTCATGTCCTGCGGGACGTAGAGCACTCGGTTCAGGTACCAGATGCGCCCGACGTAGTTGGCGATGAGCGCTGCAAGCTCGTTCACCGTCGAATCGAACTCCGCCCTCGTGACCGTCGATGTGCCGATTGCCTCGGCTGCGGCCTCTGCTCGGGCAGCAGCCGTGTTGGCCGCGCTCGTGGCCTCCTCGATTGACGCAATCGAGTTGAAAATCTTGTGCAGTACGTCTTCCGTCGCCTCTGGCACAACCAGGTCAACCGCCTCGGACTTCTCCACGATGAAGGGGTTATCCATCAGCTTCGTCTGAATCCTGATGCCATCGGCGTCGATGTCGCCGACGTATCCGAAGAAGGTCACGTAAAGCTCGCCTTGGGTTCGCATGGTTTCCCACGGAATCAAGACCGTGTTGGTGTTCTCCATCTTTACGGTCTTGCGGGTGCCGTCCGCACGGTTCACGAACAGGGCGGCGATGTCGCCGACGCTGCTCCATTCGGTGTCGAACGTGACCTCTATCGTGTCGCCGCGCACGCAATGCTGCACGGCCCTGTTGTCGCCGACGAAGGCCGTAACCCTGTCAACGACCGCGATTTCGTAGTTCATCTATCCTCCTCGCTTCGTTAGGTTGCCGACCTCGTAGGAAACCGTCTCGACGTTGTTCTCAATCTCGACAATCACCTTCTCGACGGTCGCCTCGATTACGATGTCCTTGTCAACCGACGCGGCGCGTACCACGTCGCCGATTTCAAGCCCGAGGTTTTCGGAAAGGGTCAGCTCGCAGGCGTCGCCGAACAGCTCGTTTAGCTTCTCGGTGCCGCGCTCGATGAGTTCGGCCCTGTCGGCGTTGTTGTAGTCGTAGGTTTCGGCTATCTCCGCCACGCCCGAGAACGTCTTGCTCTGCGACACGTTGCCACTGCCGTCCATGTAGAGATGAACGACAACGCGGGACGCAAGCTCGCCGCTGCCCAGGCATACGAGGTGGTTCGTGTAGCGCCCCTCCCCGATTTTCAGGCGGTACTTGTCCGAATCGAGGTTGACCACGCGCCGCGCGACCGCCGAAAGCTCGACGGTATGCGCAGCCGTCTTGCGGATTACCAGCTTCGCGCCGACCGACTTGCATAGCTTCTTGAACGCCGTGTAAACGTCGGTGTATCGGTCGAAATTCCCCGATGCCGTGAAGCCCGAGAGGCCAGATGCCGCGACGAACACAGAACCAAGCCCCTGCCGCGTGATAATCGTGGCGAATATCGAGTGCAGGTCGCCCGAGTACGGGAGGTAGGCGCTGCCAGAGTTCGGGCAGATGATTGAATGCGACAAGATGCCCTGCCATGACCTGCCGTAGTAGGTCATCGAGGCCGCACCGCTCGTGTGGTCGATGTCGCGCCTATCGACTATCCCGCCGCATTCCGTTCCCTCGAAGTAGAAGTACTCGCCGACCTCCAAATCGTCCGCCAGGGGCAGGTTGAGCGTGAAGTCGTTCTCATCGACGCCGTATGCCAAATCCAGGCGCTTGCGCTTCGGGATGAATCGGTCTGCGAGCGAGCTGTCGGTGATTACGAGGTCGTTCACTTGAACTTCACCTCCAACCGCTGCTCGTGCAGTGTCACGCGGATTCTGCCGTGCGTGCGCGAGGTGATGACGTTATGGCCGCTGGGTACCTCCTCGAACAGGTAGTACCCCGAGCCTTTGACCTGCTCGCCAACCCGCTTGTCGAGGACGTTCGTGGCGTTGCCCTCGGAATCGTAGAGCATCGCCGTCTTCTCCAACCCGTCGATGACGAGCGTGGAGCCTTCGGGAACCGACTGGTTCACCTCGTAGATGGTGCCGCCTATCGTCACGGAGGCGGTGTTGGTCTGCGCGGAGCCGAACACCTCGATTGTGACGGGCGACGAACGGTAGCTCTCGTTGATGATTGCCGCCCTCGTCTGGTCTGCCTCGAATATCTTCACGACATCGCGCCGCCAAATCGGGTTGTCTGATAGGAACGTCATTTCGCGGTACATCTCGCCGTACCCGTACTCGAACGAGCTGCTTGCGGACGCGACGAAGATTCCCTCCATCTTGTAATCGCCGACCCTCAGCGTGCCAGGTTGGCCTGCCTCGGCGTCCAGGTCGATTACCTCGAAGAACTTGCTGCGCGATTTAGGAACGTCGCCGTTGAACGACACCGTTACGGGTATCGCCCTCGGCTTGACGGCTATCGTCTGGTAGGCGCTCGCCGAATCCTCGAAGACGCGCTCGTAGCTGAAGAGTTCGGCGAGGTTGCCGAGGAACGCCCCAGTTTCCGCGCCGAACTCGAACGTATGGCCCAGATGGTTCGTGTAGAGGGCCTTGCCGAAATCAAGCATATTGCGCCCTCCTGTACCTTCTAGCCGCCTGACGCTCGGATTCAACGACCACGGGCGCGTTGTCCGCAATCTTTCGACCGAGCGATGCGTTGAGGTCTGCGACCTCGTTGTATAGGTAGCTGAGCAGCATTTCGGCGTCGTAGCCGTTGGCGGCTCCGCTCCTGTTGCTCCTGATGCTCGTGGACGCTCGCGTGTTCAGCGTCGCCCCAGAGAACGCCAGCGTGCCGAGGTTCGGCGATGGCATGCGCTTGACCGACGAGATAGCGCCTCGCACCATCGAGACGGTGTTTTCGGCCATGAGGTCTGAATCCTCCTCGACGCCGATTGCAGCGCCCTGCGCGAAGAACCGACCGAAACGCTTCATGACGCGGGACGGGGAATGACTGTCGGCCTCCCTGTTCGCCGCCGCGATTGCGTTCCTGACCATCTGCACCGCGCCGCTGACCATCGCGCTCACGTTGATGCCGCTCGCAGCGCCAGAGCTGAAGTTGCTGCCGATGCTCGAAGTCCCGATGCTCTCAGCCGATGATTTCGCGCTCGTGACCATGGCCCTTGCCCTGCCGTCGCCTGCGTTCGTGTTGATTGAGCTGCTGAACGTTCCAGACAGCTTCGAGCCAGCGGGTGAGCCGTCGCTGTTCGCGTCCAGCGTCCCGCTCGCGCTTGCGCCCGTCATGCCTGCCGCCGCGTCGGACGTGCTCTTGCCAGCGAGTATCCCGTTGGCGAATGAGATTACATCGTCCTTGCCAGCAGCGCCCATCTGGGAAGCCTGCGCGACGAACTGCGAGGTTGACATACCAGCCGTTGCGGCTGCGTTCGCGACTACCGCGTACTGCTGCGATGTCATGCCCATAATCCACGAGGAAGCGGCCTCCGTGCCTCCCTGGTTCATAACGTCCTTCGATGCGCTGACCGCGCCACGGAGCGATGTTGGCATTTCGATTCCAAGCTCGTCGCACCGCTGAACGATTTCGCTGAGCGAGAGGTCTGCCGAGCCAGCCATGGCCGCGAACTGCTCTTCTGACATAGCCGCCGTCTGTTCTGCGGTGAACCCGAGGTTGCTGAGCTGTTGCGCCGCCCCATCGACCGAGATTCCGAGGTCGCCGAGCTTCGCCTTGAACGTGTCGTTGGCATTGATTGATTCAACGATGCCAGCGTTGGTCTTCTGCATCGACTTGACCATATCGTTCATGAGCGAATCCGATACGTTCTCGATTTCGCCGTTCACGGCGGCGAGGGCCGCTTCCGCGTCTGCGAGGTTCTTGTCTGCCGCAGCAGCCGCGTCGGCCTCGTTAGACCAGGCATCCATGTAGATGTTGTTCTGGGCGTTCGCCAGGTCTGCATGCGCGGCGTTGGCGTCAGCCGTGGCCTGTTCGACCGTCTTCATCGCCTCTGCCTGCTGCTTGTAGAGTTCCTTTAGGTTCTCCTCGTTGGCCGCAATCTTCGCGCGGAGCTTGATTGCCTCGGTGTTGCGCTGCAACGCCTCGGTCGATACATCGACCGCGCCAGTGAAATCGTCGGTCATGCTGATGCTTGAACCCGTCGCCTCGTTGTAGCCGTCGATTGCCACTTGAAGCTCGGCGACCTTCTCAGCCGACCCGCCGCAGTTGCCAGCCAGCTCTAGAATCTTGTCGGCGTACATCTGAATCATGGCGTTGCTCGTGTTCACGTCGGCGTTGCGCTTCGAAATGCTGTCCGCAAGCTCGCCCTGCTTCTGGATTAGCTCATCGACGGAAAGCGCGTAGTCCTGCGCCATTCCGCTCGCATCGTCCATCGCCGAGCCTGCCTGACCGATTCCGCCAGCGGCAGCGCCCGATTCGTCGCCCAAAGACCTGACCGCATCGCGCAGGCCAGTCGTGGCCTTCTTGAAGTTCTCCGACTTCTGGTGGATTTCCATGAAGCCAGTCGCGAGGAGCGCGAGCACCGTAACGACGGCGGCGACGGCGAACTGCACGGGCGTTATCGCCGCAGTAGCCGCTATGAGCGCCGTCTTCAGCGTCTTAACGACGGTTACGACCTTCAGGATTGCAGCCGTGACCGCTACAGCCAACGCTATGCCCTTCACGGTCGCAGGCGAAATCGAGCCTATGGCCGATATTACGCCGCTCGCCACGTCCTTAACGACGGAGAGCACCGACTTGACTATCGGGGCCAGCGTGCGGATGTCCGCTGATATTGACGCCACGAACTTGCCGACCGCCTTGGCGAACCCCTCGATGGGCGTCCCCTTGAACGCGGTCGTGATGCCAGCCTCGAACGCCTTCAGCGGGTCGCCCGTCTCATCGAGCCTTGCCTTGAAGGCGTCAAGCCCAGACGAGAACCGCTTGCCGATGACCTCGGCGACGGGCGCGGCGACCTTGCCCAGGTGGTCGATTCCGTTGGTGATAAGGGAGATTGACTTGGATACTGCGCCAGTCGAGTTGAACTTGTCGATGACGTTCGCAACGGCGCGGGTGACGGCGGTGTTCATGTTCGTCATCTGCGTGGCGATGCCGCCAGTCGCGGAACGCGCCTGCTCTTCGAGCGACGCGAAGCCCTCGACGCCCTCCTTGTTCAGCTTGACGAGGGTATCCATGAACGAATCCATGGAAACGCTGCCCTTTCGCAACCCCTCGCCCAGCTCGTCGGTTGTCATGCCCATGGCCTTCGCAACCTGGTTGAGCTGCGCTGGCATAGCCTGCTGGATGGCACGCCATTCGTTCATATCCATCCGCCCCTTGGCGTATGCCTGAGAAAGCTGCTCGATGGCGGACTGCTGTATTCCCATGTCGGTGCCGCCTGCCACGATGGCGTTGTTCATGGCTAGGAAGTAATCGGTTGATTTCTTCACGTCCTGGTTCTTGGACGTGAGCCTTTGGACGCCCGAAACCGCGCTGTCTAACGTGGTGGGCAGTCCCTTCAGCGCGTCGCCGCTGAGCGTCTTGATTGCCTCGTTCGCATCGTCGGCTGATATGCCCATGTTGGACATGACCTTGCTGAAGTTGTTCATCGTATCGACGCGGGAAATCGCGGAATCAACCGAACCGCTGATTGCCGAGCCGACCTTCTGGACAGCGCCAGAGAGCAGGTTGCCGAGGGCGACGCTGATTGCCGAGCATTTGCCCTTGAAGGCGTCGAGCTGGCTTCCCGACTGCGCTATGCCCTTGTTGAAGCTGGTGCCGTCGTAAGTGCCTTTTGCGCTGAGTGTGTAATCAGCCATTACCGACCCCCCTCCATGGCGACCATGGCGTGTTGCGCTTCAACTCCTCACGCAACGCGCTCATTTCCTTCTTGCTGATTGGTGGCCTCTCGGAACCGCCACGCTTCTTGCGCCAGAGCTTGAAGCGCCTGCGCCGCTTGCGGTGAGCGTTCGCGATGGCGATTTCCGTCGCATCGGCGACGAGTTCCGACATATCGACCGTTTGGCGCTCTATCTCCTTACGGATGAACGCCCTTTGAACGGGGGTTGTGGCCTCGTACTGGTCGATTGACCACCCGAGCTTCACGGCGAAATAGGCGAAGTCCATATCCGCCAGGTAAGGCGCTATGGACTTCGCTTTCTCGTCCGAGATTTCCTCTAGGGTGAAGTACTCGTAACCCGTAAGCTCGGCTACAACGTCTACATCCCCTTGAATAAAAAATCGCAGTCACGCCCCAAGGCGTTGATTACGACCTCGTACACGGCGAAGTACCCGTTCTCCTCGATGAGCTTTTCGGCCATCTTCGCGCCCTTCTTGGGATTGACGAAGTTGCCGCCCTCCTCGCGCAGGCCGTAGCCGACGAGCGTTTCAAGCTCCTCTAGGGACATGGTTCCGCCGTTCATGGCGAATACCGCCATGAGGGGACGGTTGACGTTCTCGTAGAGCTTTATGCGGCCAGTGGTGAACTGCACGACGTAGGACGTGTCGCCCACCGTGAAATCGCCAGTCTTGGGGCCTTCCTCGTCCATCGCCTCGTAATCAAGAATCTCGGACATCGCCGCTCCTAACCCTCGGTGCCGTCAGAAGTCGAAGCGGTTTCGGGCTGCACGGTGAACGCAGCGGCCTCGCGCTCATCGGCTGTGGCCGTCTCGTACATCCAGCATGCGCCAGAACCGCTGAAGTCCATGGAGTAGGTCGTGCTATCGTCCATGCCTGCGGAGAAGTTGTCCGAGGTGACGATTGCGAGGCCCATGCGCAAGGGCTGGTACTTGATGGAGCTGTCGGCGTTGACCGTGCGCTTGCAAATCTTCAGGCAAACGTACTCGTCGTTCTCGATGGCCGACGCCACCAACTGCTGCGCCTCGTCATCGGGGCTGTAGAGGCCGTCGATTGAGGCGTCCCAGTTCTTAGAGCCGTGGAAGCGCAGCGCCCAGCCGTTGCCGCCGTCCTTGGTGGCACCAGCGTCGGTCGTTTCCTGGCTGAGGTTGAAGGAAAGACCCTGCTGGCCTGCGATGGCGAGCAGGGCGTTCCCCGTCTTGTTCGTTACCATGGCGATAACGTCCTTGCCGCTCATGGCCTGGGCGGTCTGGGAATCGAAGTCGCAGCCCAACAGAATGTGGCTGTCCTCGGTCACAGTGGTTTCGTTATCAGGCATTTCAAGCCTCCTGTTCGGTTGTGGTTGTTACTTGCAGCGGAATCCGTAGCAGACGTGGAAATCGAACGAGAGAACCGCGTGGCCCTCGTCGCTTTCGTCCTTCTTCAACGTCTGCAAGCCCCCGTAGACCTGGCGCACGAGCTGGTAGCCGCTGGGAAGCGCGACGTCTTCGGACATCGCCTCTTCGAGCTTTTGGACGAGCGCGAGCACTGGGGCCGTCGAATACGGCCTCGTCGGCTCGGAGATGCAGTGAACCCAGACCGTGTAAACGTCTACGTACATGGTCTTGGTGTCCGCTGGCTCGCTTCTCACGAGCTGCACGCTGTAGAGGGGGGATTCCTTGTTGTTCGGGTCATCGTAGCAGCGAAGCTCCGTGTTGCCCTCGATGTGGTCAATCAGGCAACCGAGGAATTCCGCTACGCTCAAACGCTGTAGCATCTAGAACCTCCTGAGTTGCTTGCGCAAGTCCTCGATGAAGATTGCGCGTTGCGTATCGACGTTCTTCTTCAGGTATCGCTGGCCTGCGACGTAGCCGCCGTTGACCGTTCTGTGGCCGAACTCCACGTGCGGCGCGTAGTCCTTCGTGTAGCCAACGACATCCTTCACCTGGCCGAGCGAAATGCGAAGCTCGCCCGTATCGACGGGCGTTCCGCCTGCCTTGCCTCGGTTGTAGATTTGCGTCATGTTCTTCACGATTACGGCGTCGAAGCGCAGTTGCGAGAGCCTTTGAAGCTCGCCTGCCAGGTTGTTCACGTCGCGCAGCTCGAAGCCCATGTCACTTGCACCTCTTAACGCGGATTGCAATCGGGTCGCCCCATTCGGCCACGTGCTCGACCTCGTAGAGTTCGCCGCCGACCATCAGGGCGGCGGCTCCCTCCACGAGCGATTTCTGGGCCTTCGTGAGGAACGTGCGCTCTACGATGTCGAACTGGTTGCCCTCGGTGGCGTCGTGGCGCGGGGCCATCGGCGCTGTGCGGACGAGGATGACCGTATCGGTTTCGGCCAGCTCGGTAATCGGGTTCCTCGTGGCGTCGGTGCCAACCTGAACCCGCTCGTACACCGTGGCCTCGTACCACTTCATGCGACCACCTCAAACTCTCATGAATCGGATGCCGCTTCGGTTCATCGTCTTCTTCAGGGATTCCAAGTCGGCTGAGTAAGCCGCCAGGATGTCATCGATGAAGGAGTTCGACATCGAGCCGCCGTCCCCTGCCGATTCGGACGTGCTGCCCTCGTAGCCCCGAAGCCGCAGCGCCTTCATGGCCGCATCGACCACGATGGAGCCAGCCAAATCTGGCAGCTCCGCCGTGGTTTCCATGCGAATCGTGATGCGGTCAATCACCGCTTGGAGCATTTCGTTGATTACCTCGTCGCTGGGGATTGCCTCCCCTTCGAGGTAGCGCAACTTGACCCTCGCGGTGAGGTCGGATGCCTGCATTAACCCTCGGAATCGTCGGCAGTCGCAACGGTGGCGATGATGTGTCCGTAGGGGTTCGGCAGCACGGGGACGAACAGGCCAGATGCCTTAGTCCACGTCGCAACGGGGTCGGGGGTATCCCAAGTGACCACCGTGACGAACTGCTGCTGGCGCTTCGTGTCGAACGCGCCGCCCTGCTCGTCCTCCTCGGGGGTGACGCCCCACAGGCCGATGCCCAGGGAGCCGTCAGCCGCAGCCGTGGCGAGGACGAACGTGTTCTCGGGGAAGAACCGCTGCTGGTTAACGACGGTCTTGCCGTCAACCGTGGCGATTTCGCCGTACATCGTATCGTCGGTCGTGACGCCGAAGCCGAACTGCGAGCGGAACAGGGCGTTGATTTGGTCGAGCGAGGGCAGGATGCCCGTGCCGCTCGTGCCGAAGATGGCCGTCTGGATTGCGGCGTTGGTCATAATCTTGGTGAGAACCGCTTCGGTCGTGACGGCCATGTTCGGGCGGTAGCCCTTAGCGATGGCAAGCGCACGCCATGTGCGGATGTCGCCCAGGATGTCGGCGTCGGCATCGTCCCAGTCGGACGTGACGTAGTTCTCCTCGGGGATGCCGTAATCGACCTCGAAGGCGAGGTTGTTCTCGGCGATGACGAACTTGCCCTTGGCGAGCGCATCGTACTTGGCGCGGATTGCGCGGGTAACGACGGCCTCTGCGCGGCGTGCAACGTCATCGAAGATGTACGTGCGCAGCGCGTCGTTGTTCATGTTCATGCCACGGGTGAGGCGTCGGATTTCCTCGGAGAGGTTGATTTTCTCCTTGATGAGGAGTTCTTCGACGTTCACCTTCTCGAACGGGATGCGGCTCGCAATCTGGGCCTCCGTGTCGAGTGCATGGACTGCGGCGGTCATCGGCAGGTTTCCGTTCTCGCAGAGGCGCGAGTACTCCTGCTCGATGTACTGCGTCTTCTGGTCGGGGAACAGGCTCGTGACCATGTAGTTGCGTGCGACGCTGAAATGCTGGGAGAAGTCCAGCAGTTCGCGGTTGTCAATCAGGTTGGAAAGCGTAGGCATTTTCAATCGCTCCTTTCTTTACACCAGGTAGACGCCCTGAGCGGCCAGCGTGCTCTTGGCGGAAACCGCCGCGCTGGAAACCTTGTCGGCCTTCAGGCGACCCTGCACGACGATTGCGATGGGCTTCTCGTCGTAGTCGGTCATGTCGTAGTCATGGAGCACGACGCCGTACATGCCAGTGGCCGTGCGGGTCTTCTCGTAGTAGGTCGTGCCGCTCTGAACCGTGGTATCAGTGGTGAGCGTGTAGGTGCTGCCGCTCTTCGTGTACCAGCCTTTCTCCTTCGGGTTGTCGCCCGATTCGGGAGTGACGGCCTCGTAGGTGTCGGCGGTGTCGTTGAAGAGTGCGCCAGCCTTGATGACCTTGCGGTTGTCAACCGTGGAAGCCATGGACTGCTCGGCCTGAACCGTCTTCGTGACCAGGCCGATTTCGGATTCGAGGATGTTTTCGGAATCCCCGTACTGAGTGACCTTGTTGTAAGCCATTATTCTTTTCCTCCGTTCTTCTGCTTGCTGTATTTCTCTGCGAAGGACGCGCCGAACGACATGCCGCCGTTGCCCGTGCTCGGGTCGGTCGGCGGGTTGCGCTTCAGCTTGTCGGATACCGCATCGTTGATGAACTTGGGCATAAGCTCCTTCAGCTTGTCGATTGCCGTGCTGGTCTTCTCCGCCTCGGAGCTGACGAACATCGAAAGCAGCTCGTCGGGCATCGCGATACCAGCGTCGGAAAGCTCCTTACGGGCTATCGCCATCTGCTGCGAAAGGTCGCGCTCGGCCTTCAGCGCGTCGTTCTCGGCCTTGATTTTCTTGGCCTCGTACTGCGCCTTCTGAAGCTCGGTCATGTTCGCGAGCTTTTCGGCCTCGGTGCGCTTATCGTCGGCCTCCTTGGCGATGGCCTCGCGGATTTCGCGCTCCATCTTCTCCCGCTCCCTGGCGAGGCGCTTGCTCACGATGCCGTCAACTTCGGCGTCGGAGTACTTCTTGCCATCGCCCTTGCCGCCATCTTCTCCTGCGTTGGGGTCTGCCCCAGCGTTGGGGTCGTTCGAGCCGCCAGCGTTGGGGTCGTGACCCGCGTTCGGGTCGGCACCCGCATTGGGGTCTTGACCGTTGTTCAGGTTGTTGGGGTCGGTGTTCTGAGGATTCGGCATTTCGTCCTTCCTTTCCATAAGGTTTCACGTGTCTCATGCCTGCACATTCCGTAGCTTTTTGGTGGGGTTCCACGCCTGCCCCGTCCGTGGCTTTTAGCGACATCAACGCTTGGTCGGCCTTTCGGCATGAAAAAAGCCGCTCGTCAGCGGCTTGTTTCCTGATTCGGTGTCGCGGTCGGTCACTTGTTGTCGAACCGCCGCTGCTTCCAGTCGAAGTGCTCCTGGATTAGGTACTGCGCAGCCGATTCGGTCACGTAGGCTTGCTGCTCCTCGCCTGGGCTGTCCTCGCCGAGGTATCTGAAGTACTCCTGCGCGACGTGGACGGCCTCATGGGCGAGCAGGGCGGCGTCCGTGGCCGCGCTGCGCTTGGTGCTGTCGTTCATCCAGACGATGAAGAGCAAGCGCCCATCGAAGTTGACGAAGGCGTTCGTGATGGCGTCAGCCGTCTTCATCTTGGCCTTGATTGGCTCGTAGTCCGCGCCGATGCGCTTGCACCACTTGCGCAGCCGCTTCTTCGAGTGGGTCATGCGGATGTTGATGCGCGGCATCGGCTCGATTTGGTGCTCGCAGAACTCCTTCATCGCGCACCTCCCAGAACGTCATCGAGCGTGAGTGTTTCGCGCTCGCACTCGACAATCGCGGAAAGCTCATCGATTGTCAGCTCGCCGCAGTATCGGAACTCCTCGCGCCCGTCCTTCTCGACAACCACGAGCGGGATGCGCTTAATCGTCTTTCGCCTGTTGACGCGCTCGATTGCGCCATCCCACTTGTAGTGCGTCGAGATGTTGTTCGGGTATCTCTTCTCCAGGGGCGCTATCACCGTCTCGTACATGCGCTCGCAGGCTTTGCACCCCGCCTGACCGATGAAAAGAACGTTTCGCATTGCATCATCCCCTCGGAGGCGTCACGGCATCGCCGCCGCGCCTCGCAACGTAATCGTCAATCCATGCGTCCCAGTCCTCGACAACCACCTCGTATGAACACCTGCACCACGGGTGGAGCGGCGGGAAGTTCACGCCAGGGCGGCGGTCGCTGAAGCGCACTGGGTCTTTCTCCTGCGCGGCTTCAAGCTCCCTGCACACGGGGCAAGCCTTGCCGTCGTGGACGCATGAAATCTTGTAGGTTTCGAAGTCGGATTCGTGGACTTGCGCCTGCGCCTCGTTGAACAGGAACGTCCCCTCGGTGTACACGAGCCGCTTCGCGTCGCGTGCCGAGACATGGCCGAACCTATCGGCAAGCTCGCGAGCCATCCTGTCGTATGCCACGCCGCGTGCCGCGAGCTTCGCGAAATCATCGTTGAGGTACGACGCCAGCTTTTCGCGGTTCTCCCAGATGCGCTCCGAGAAGGCAGCGCCAGCCGCCCACGCCGCGCCAACGGTTTCGGTGACAACCTGGGCGTTGACGCCGTAGAAGTTGCTCCCGAAGCCCATCTGCTCGGCTGCGAAGTTGGCCCCGCGCTGCGCCTGCCGCTCGAAGTGCTCGCTGAAAAGCTCCTGCTCTATCGCGCCGATTTCTAGCTGCTGGATGCGAATCGCCGCCTGGATTCCCTCTAGCTCGTTGAGCTTGTAGATGCTCTCGCGAATCGGCATGAGGTGCGCATGCTGCGGGTACTTCCTCGCGAAGTCCTCCATGCGCTCCATGAGCAAGCGCCTGTCCTCGTCTGGAAGCGACGCGAGCAGCATGCGGTACTCGATTACGTTCCTCTCGCCGTACCGCTGGTAGTAGGATGCTATGTCGCGTTCCAGCTTAGCGGCCTCGGTGGCGTAGAGCTTTTCGAGCTTTGCGAATAGCTCGCGCTCGTCCTCGGCCATCTGGCCTAGAAGCTCGTCGCGCCGCGCTCGCCAGTACTCGGCCTCCTCCTGACGCCTATTCATCGGCCAGGATGGCGGCGATAATCTCTTCCTTCTTCGCGCCCTTCTTGACCTTGATTCCGCTCTGCTCGGCCAGGTCGTAGAGCTGCGGGTTGGTCATCTTGCGAAGCTCGGCTGCTTCGTCATCGTCGGCTACGGGCGCTTCGGGTTCGGGCTGCTCCTCGGGTTCGCCTGCCTGCTCGGGCAATGCGTCGGCGATTGCCTCGCTCGCCTGCTTAACGGCCTCGCCCAGCTTCACGATGAGCAGGGACACGTTGGCGAAGCCGCCTTGCAGCTTTGCCCACCCGTCGCGGATTTCGAGGCATTCGGCCTCCTCGCCGCTTTTCATGGTGCGCACGACGGGCGCGTTCGGGTTCGGCTCCTTGCGCACGTTGAGCTTCTTGCCGCGTTCGTACCTTGCAATCATGATTGTCATAACTACGCTCCTTATTCGGGGTCTTTATCGTCCAGGTACCGATTGGCCGTCTCATCGTCCAGCCCGATGAGCCTCAGTATCGCGAGCGCGTTGTTGCGCGTGATGTCGCCGCGCCGCCGCTGGTTGAGGACTGACGTGATTCTGTACATGCTCGACGCATCGACCTTGCTGGCCGTGCGCTCTGTCGGCATGCCCTCGGTCGCCTGCTGGGCCTTGGCGTCCCTCTCGGCGTTCTTGCGCTCGATTTCCTTCTTCGGGTCATCGACGCAGGAGAGCACGGATAGCTGCGTTTCCTCGCTGACGATGCCAGAGAGGCTACCCGCAACGCCTGCCTCGGCTGCTAGGTCTTCGGGCATGTTGCGGTGCATCGTGATTTCCACCTGCTGCCAGTCCTCGCCCGTGAAAGGCTCGTCGGGGAAGCTCGCAAGCATCTGAAGGCGCTGCTGCACGCCCATGACGAACTTGCGCTCCTTGTTCCGCGCCAGGTTGTTCATCGGCATCATGCGCATTTTCAATGCCGTGCCAGACGCGGTGGAGAACGATTCGTCGGTGATGTCGGGAACCATCGCCATCTTGAAGATGAGCATTTCCAGGCGGTTGATTAGGTTCTCCTGCGTGATGTCGGCGTTCGGCTTCTGAAGAAACTCGACCGCGAGCTGCGCCGCCGCGTCGCCCCAGATGTTGATTAGCTTGTTCTCGCGCAGGTCGGTCTTGTAGCCCTCGCCAAGCTCCATGCCCTTCACGACCATGTAGGCGTCGGCGAAGTACTCTACATCGTCCGCCTTCTCGGAGATGGCGTTGTTGTACGCCTCGATGAGGTTCAACACCCCCTCGTACAAACCGCGCTTCTCGCTGTTCTGCATGAAGTCGATTGCGGGAACCGCGCCGAAGTAATGCTCCTCTGGCTCCTCGATGGTGAGCGTTCCGTCAACCTCGCCGAACGGGTAGACGTTCGCGGCGTCGGAGAATCGCCCAGTAAGCCGCGCCTCCTCGTCGTACATGTAGGTGACGAACCACATCGGGCGCTTCAGAACGCTGTTGTCGTAGACCATGAAGGCGCTGAGCGGCGAAACCGCCGCGCTCCTCGGCTTGCCATCGGCGTCCTGGTACATCATCTCGTAGGCGTGGCCGAACTTCGACGCCATCTTCGAAAGCTCCGCGTCAACGTCCTCCTGGTGGTTGCGGCTCATGTAGTCGCGCAGGTAGTTGTTGCGCTCCTCGTCGGAGTGGCGCACATCGACTGGCACGCCGATGAAATAGCCCTCGAAGGTCTGAGTGATGTCGTATGCCATATCCGCCGCGAGCCTGTTGTCTGGCTTGTAGTCGGGCTTCGGCTCGCGCCCGAAGATGCTGAACTTGGTCTTGTAGGCCGCGTCGAGGTATTCGTATCGCGGCACGTGGTTGTTACGGTGCTCGTCAATGAGCTGCCCTAGAAGCTCCTCCGTCATGGGGGTATCCCTCGGCAGCGTGAAATCGTCGGTGACTGGCTCGTGCTTCAACTGGTCGTAGTAGAAGGAATGGAACTCGTGCGTCTGCGCCATCTATACCCCCTCTCTGAAGGTCTTGATTTGCGGCCTGCTGTTGTACTGCCTTATCGCGCTTGCGAGCGAATCGGGCATATCGTCGTGGGCCGCGTTCTCGTTGTAGTCGAGGATTTGGTTCAGCGCGTCGGCGTCAAGCGGCCACTCGTCGCAATCGAGGAAGCTGACCGTTGACCACACGCTGCGCAGGTAGGTCGAAATCTTTATGAACTTGTTCGTGTCCTCCACGTAGCCGATGGACGGGTGGCCCCGCTTGCGAATCGACTTGTTGAGGTATCCTTTGTCGCTGTTCTTCTCGTTGTAGATGGTTCCTATCCTGAGCTTCTTGCAGGCCGCGAGAATATCGGGCAGGCAATCGTCAACGTGGCGACCAGGCCACAGGCGGATGTATGCGTATATCGCATCGTCGCGCACGGATATGGCCGAGAAGGCCGTGCCGTCAGCGCCGCCGTAGGCAGCGTCGATATGGCCTATGCCCTCGCGCATGAGCGCGGGGTCTGAGAAGAACGAAGGCTCGGTGAACATCGCCTCCTCGTCGGCTATGTGCTTCAGCTCGTAGTTTGCCGCGAACAGCGACGGCGACATTGCGTCCCGCACGGTCTGAATCTCCTCGCGGGTCATCAGCCCCGTGCTGTAGCAGTCGTGGCGCTCCACGTTCGGCATGAGCTGGAAGGCATCGTCCTTGTGCCATGGCGTGCCAGTGTTGAAGATGCGACCGCCACGGTTGCGGATGTTCTGAAGCTCCTGGTAGACGAGCTTGATGCGCTCGCGCTCGCTCCCCGAAACCCTGTCCTTCACGTTGATTATGTCATCGGTGAAAACTCGGTCGGCGTGCTTGCCCGTCAAGCTGCCGCCGCAGCCTATCCCCAGGATTTGCGCAGCGCCCGACACGCCCAGCTTCAGGTTCGTGGTCACTTGGCTGTACGTGCCGTTGACCTGAAGCTCGACGCCGTAGAGCGTCATCGCTATGCTCTGGAAGTAGTCGGTTTCGAGAATCGACTTGGTTGCACGCATGACCTCTGCAACGTCATCGTCGGTCTTGCGCAGGAATATCGTGCGGTCGTGCGGGAACAGCACGCATATCAGCGCGAAGGCTATCGTGATGCACGTTGTCTTGTAGCTGCCACGGTGCGCTTGGAGCGTCTTGTCGCCCTTGCCGAATACCATCTCGTGAATCCAGCGGTTGTGCAGCGGCGTCAGCTTGTCGTAGCCGATTGCCACCGCTATGTCCGCTGGGCAGTCGTAGAGGAACGCGACAAGTTCCTCGGCTTCGCCGCCTAGCGGCTCGCCTGGTTCGATGTCGATGATTTCGGCGTCATTCGCCGCCATCGTTCGCCTTCTTGGCGTCTATGAGTTGCCTGATTTTGTTCGCGGCCACCTCGACGTTGCCGCTCACCTCTAGCTTCTCGATTGGCTTCTCGCCTGCCGTGTCTCGGATGAACGCGAGCGCGGAGGCGTCGCCCTTCATGGCTTTCTTCGCCACCGCCAGCAAGGAACGCTCGCCGACCGTGAGGTGCTTGTCTGGGAACTCAACGAAGCACGTCTTTTCGAGTTCGTCTAGCTCCGCGTCGGTCGCGTCGTAGGGCATGTTCAATACGATTTTCGCAAGCTCCTGCATGGATTTCTTCTCGCGTCGAGCCTTGCCAGACGCCTTGCCGCCAGCCTTGCCGCGTTTTGCCGCTTCTTTCTTGGTTCGGGCTGGTTTCAAATTCTCGCGCCTCGGATTCGGGTTTGCCATCGCATCACCTCCCTATAAGCGAACGCGCGTTCTGTTCTCGAAGCACTCGCGCATCCCGCCGTACTCGGTCATCGGCCTCTTCACGATTGAACGCGCCTGCTCCCTCGTGACGCCGCACGCCCTGAGCATCGCGTCTGCGATGAGCGTGTCCCAGGGAAGGGCCAGCCTTATGAAGTCGTAGATGCCCACGGCGCACCTCCTTAGTCGAATTCAAGCCCCATCTGCACGAGGCGTGCTCGAAGCTCTGGTAGCCAGTTGAACGCGAAGCTGCCGTACACGAGCGAATGCACTATGGCCGTGTCGAACATGTACTGCCATTGGACGGCGTCCCAGGAATCGGTTATGTGGTCATCGCGCCATGCGTTGAACCACTCGACCGTCTGGGGAGGCCAGTCCGTGTCGCTCGGAAGGTCGGGTTTCTCCCTTCTAGCCATCGTTCCCCCTTTGGCCGTTTTTCTGTCATGAATGCCCCGCACGGCGGTATGGCTCGCCGCACGGGGCGGTTAGTGCCGCCGCAGGCGGCTGTGCCGCTTAGTAGGCGGAATTGCCCGAACGCCCACCGCGCAGGCGGTTGATGCCGCTGCGGACTGCGCCAACGACACGACGGGCAGCGTTGCCCAGACGCGAACGAAGATTCATGTCGCAACCTCCTTTCGGCGAAAAAGAAAGCGCCCATGGGGGCGCTTCCGTGTCGGTTATGTCCGAAACCCTCCTGTTACGAGGGGGTTCCACCTTTCAGGTGCTTCAGCACCGCAGGGCCGTCCATGTAGAGGTCGCCGAACTTGGCGAGCGTGAAGTCGCGTATGAACCTGTCGGTGTCCTCTGCGTCCCTGAACACCGCCACCACATGATAGGGGCTGTCCCAGATGTTCTCGCATCTGCCAGGGTCGTGGTTGACGGCCTCGAACGCGGCGAGAAGCGCGTCGGCCTCGGCGAAGCAATCGGCCTCCAAATCGTCGGTAGGCTCCAAACCCGCGAACGGGTCGGGCATGACCTCGCCCAGGGGCGGCTTCGGCTTGAACTGCCGCTTGGCGGACACGCCCACCTTCTCGGTGAACACGTCCCTGAGATGGTCGCCGAAGCAGAACCCCTCATCGTCGGCTTTTGCAAGCTCGGCGAACTCGGCGCGCTCGGCGTCGGTGTTGAAGCAGAAGCAAATCCAGAAGCGGCTATCGACCGCCAGGTTGTAGCGTTCCTCCTCGCGTTTCTCGCGCTCTCGGTACGCCTTCTGGTGCTCGGTCAGAGTGACCGCCTCGGTCTTGTTCTTCTTGGCCGCTGGTTTCTCGAACTTAAAGCCCATAATGCTCCCATCTGAGTTCGTCCGCCTTGATGAAGGGGTACCACTTCTGCACAATCGCGAAGTCCTCGGGGCGTTTCTCGCGCAGGGGCTTCATGAAGCGCATGTCCAGGCCGTCGAAGCTGCGCCCGAACAGCTCGTAGTCGGGCGGCAACCCGATTCCTCGCCTTACGAGCGAATCCATGACCTCCTGTTTCGTCCAGTCGGCGATGACGGACGCCTTGCGAGTCGTGAGCTTCATCACGCCATGGCGGGTGAGCGATGCGCGTCTGTAGGGGTTGTCGCATGCGCGAACGCCGTCGCATTCCCAGGTGTCTTCTGGAAGCCCGAGGTCTTCGAGGATTAGCGGTCGCTCGTCCTCGTATGTCATCTCCACGAGCTGAGCCGCCTCGATGATGCCGCAGTTCTCGGGCGCTTGGAACACGCAGTTGTTGAGCGTTCGGAACCATCGGGGATGCGGGTACTGGTGTATGCGCACCCCGAACACGTCTTCAATCTCCTTGATTGATTCTTCAATCATGGGAAGGCGCGGAATCGACCAGAAATAGACGGGTACGACCTCTATCCCCTCGTCTTCGAGCGCAACCCATGCCGCTAGGCTGTCCTTGCCAAGCGAACAGGCGAGCATCACGGGCCTATCTTCTGCCTTTAGCTTTTTTCGGACTTCTGCCGATGTCGGCTGTCCTTTGATTATCGATGTCATTTTATCCACCTCCTAACTTAATGATTAACTCTAGCATATCATTTTGCAACTGTAAAGTTAATCATTAGAATTATTCGGGAAACAAAAAAGGGGCTTCTAGCCCCTTTTCTCACCCCTACAGTATAGCCAATTTCTTTTTACCTTTTGTTTCCTTTTGCTGATTAACTTTAGTTGTGCAGACTTTATGAACTTCCCCATATTGCAATACTAAAGTTAATCATTCTGATATACTACTGTTAATCACTTAAAGGGTGATTGTGAACCTTGAAAAAATCGAATAGGGAAACGACAAACCATGAAAGGCGGTCATTATGTCTAGTCACATCACGAGCGATTACACGGTGTTGGCGATTGTGCAGGGTATGCAGAATCAAAAGATGATTGGATACCGAGACAGGTACTTCATGGCGGGTGCACTTCGGGCCATTAACGAGGCTATGACTTGGAAGCGGTGGAACCACGGCGGGAACGCCCTCCCCATCGAGAACGAGCACGCCGAGGTAGATTGGAAGAAAGTCCGCAAGTTCTCCGACGCTGAGATTTGGGTTAGCTGCAAATGCTGGCTCTATCAGGTGGAAACGGGCGACCCGATGGACTTTGACTTCATCACGCTGGTTGCTGGCGTGAAGAAGCTCCTGAAGGGCTTGGAGCGCAAGCACCTCGAAGACAAGTCGTGGAAGTGCAGGTGCTACTTCGGCAACTGGCATTTCTTCGAGGTCGGCGAGGACGGCGACGCCACAGACCTGCTTGACATCGTTGAATGGGATTTGGCGGCGTAGGGCAAAAGCCAGATGCAACAGGAAAAGAAAAGCCCCAAAAAGGGGCTTTTCTGATACCATGACAGGACGTGAACAGGAGGGTTCCGAATGGCTACCACGGAAATGACGCAGGCCGAGAAGCAGCGTTGGTTCGATTGGTTCGATGACATCAGGGAGAGCGGCGTCATGAACATGCTGATGGCTCCCAAGTTCCTCGCTGACGAGTTCGCTGGCGAAATCGACTACAAGACGGCAAAAGAGCTGTTCGTAGAGTGGTCGCACCTCTAGAGCCGACAACAGGAAACTAGAAAAGCCCCGCATCGTCGGGGCTTTTTTATTCGCCTGATGGTGGGTCAATCTCTATTCGGTCGCCGTCGCTTTCCAAAACGACCTTGTAACCCATGATGTCGGCCATCTTCGCGAGCGTATCGACGCGGGGAATCGACCCCTTGGCGAAAGTGGAGCCTATGAAGTTGCGGTTACGCCCCATCGCAACGGAAAGCTGCGATGCGTTGTAACGGCTCCGCTGCATCATGCGCTCTATGGCTTCTCTCTCTTTCATAACTTCAAGATAGCATAATGATTAACTTTAGTTGTGCAGACTTTATGAACTTCCCAATATTGCAATACTTTAGTTAATCAATCTGATATACTACAGTTAATCACTTAAAGAGTGATTGTGAACCTTGAAAAACCGAATAGGGAAACGGCCAAACGAGAGGAGCCATCATGCAAAAGATGATGACGAAAGCCATCGAAGCGAAAGCCCCGAAACTCTACGAGACAGACGGCCAAGGCTACGAGGCCCTAGCAGTTGCCCATTATTTCAGCTGCTTTAACGGCTGGGATTGGTACCTGACCGAATACGACCCCGAGACGGGCGAGGCATTCGGGCTTGTAAAGGGCCTAGAAACCGAGCTTGGATACTTCAGCATCCGAGAATTCGAAGAGCTGAACAGGCGGAAGGGATTGAACGTCATAGAACGTGACGCCTACTGGGAACCTTGCAAGCTGTCGAAAGTGGCATAAATCGGGCAATCAGGCGGGGCGACAAGCCCCGCCGACCTTTTAGGAGGCGCGGAAGATGGTGAAAACCTACAAGACGGCGTATCAAACCGTGATGGACGGCTTCAACGGGTGGAAAATCGAATTCGGAGATTACCACGACGTTATAGCTCACAGCCTTTTGAGGGCTATTAGCTTTCTCGAAAGCACTATGCAGCGCGGCGAAACGGTCTACTACATCCGCAGCACTTCGAGCCTCGAATACTTGCAGGACAAGGCATGGGCGATGGATACCGCGTTGGAAATCCACCCCTGCAATTACCCTGGATGCTTCGAGGTCACGAAGATGGCACGCGGGTACAAGGTGAAGACCCTGCTGGATGACACGGTTGTGTACGCCGATTAGGACGGGGACGGGGCGAAAGCCCCGTTTCCCATTGTGAGGAGGCGTGGCACATGTTTTTCGACAAGTGCAGGAATCTCGTTGAGCTGAAGGCTGAGTACAAGCGCCTTGCGATGAAGCACCACCCAGACATGGGCGGCGACGTGGAAATCATGAAGGCCGTGAACGCCGAGTACGACGCGGCATTCGAAAGGCTGAAGCGGTACCCGATGGATTCCGAGGAGCCTACCAAGACGCATCAGAACAGCGCAGAGGTGGCGGAGGACTTCAAGAAGGTCATCGACGCGCTGATTCGCATTAAGGGTATCGAAATCGAGCTTTGCGGCTCGTGGCTCTGGATTGGCGGCGACACCTACCCCGTGCGCGAGGAGCTGAAGGCGGCTGGTTGCCGCTGGCAGAAGGACAAGCGCAAGTGGTACTGGCACCCGCCAGAGAAGCACGTGGGCTACAGCAAGCGGCGTGCGAGCATGAGCTACATCCGCAGCAAGTACGGCTCTCAGCTCATCAAAGGCAAGGACGAGGAGCGCGTGGCGCTCACGGCGTAAGGGAGGAATCATGGCTGATTTGAAACTAGGCATCTGCCCGAAGTGTGGAAGCGCGGATTGCGACTGCGCACACGAGACGGTTGACGGCAACGAGCTTTCCGTTTGGTCTGAATGCGCCAACTGCGGCCATCAGTTCATCGAAGTGCTCGAACTGAAGCGCGTCGAGAAATGGGGTGACAGGCGATGAGGGCAACAGTCCGCAGAACAACCCGCAAGGTTTCTATCAGGTTTGGCGGGAAGACGTACAGGCGGCGCGTGTACGAGTTCCTAGACGAGGAAATCGGATGGTGGCGCGATTGCGTGAAGCTCGGCTCGATGTCGGTATACAACCCCGATTGCTACGTGCCGCTCGATACGTTCGAGGAGTATTCAACGACCGAGGAAGCGGCCTGTATACCAGGCCGCTGGGCGTGAGAGGAGAAGCGAGGATGGCTATTCGCGAGAACGAAGTGCGTGTGACTTTCACGAACATGGAACGGGCGCGTTTCCGTTTCAGGTTGGAGGTGTCCGAGGCGTTCGATTACGGGAACAAGACCTGCGTGGTTGTCGAGCAGGAGGGAAATCAGCCGATTACCGTTGACACCCGCTATGACAAGCGTGTGAGCAAGCGCATGGATGCTGAGGAGTTCACCGAGTGGTGCAGCATGTGGCTCCGCGACAACTATCAGGTGTTCATGGTCGAGCGCACCGTGGACTTATGGGAGAGGATGTCGTGATGTACGAGGTTTGGGTTTTGAGCAGGTTCAACCCCGCAGACAGCGGCGGGTGGCACCGCTACGGCACGGCGACCAAGTACTACGAGGTAGCACGCGGCAGGGCCGAGCGGTTGCGTGACACCCATAAGGTAGCCATCCATGACGTGACGAACGGCGGCGTTCTGATACTCGACTAAGGAGGTATCTCATGACAATCAACGAGCTTTTGGAGCAGGGCGTGATTCTGCGCAGCGTGGCCGAGGTGATTCACATCACCGACCCCGACGAGGAGCACCCGTATGGCAGGATTCAGCGCATCTGGGAAGGCACCCCGTTCGACATGATGGGCCGCTCGGATTGGAAGTGGGCCGACCGTGAAATCAGGTCGATATGGCCCATCCAGGACACCCGCTATCCCCTCCTGCAAATCGAGGTGGCGTGATGGAGCGGCGCATCGAGTTCCACGTGAGCGACCATGACTGGCTCGCTATGGTGTGGCCCGAATACGCTGACAGCTTCAAAGAGCCAGGTTTCAGATGCACCTACGCCATACGCGAGGACGAGCGCGGCCACCAGTTCTACGAGCTTCTAACGAGCGACGGGCGCACGAACTGGAACGACCTCAACGCATACGAGAAGTCGTGCCTCTGGGACTGCCAGAAGTACTTCGACAACCGCCTGCAAATCGTTGGTTGCCCAGATTACTGCATGAGCATGAAGGCGTCGGACGGCCCCCTATTCGATTACCAGACATTGAACAAATAACAGGATGACCCTATAATCAGGGCGCGAGAGAAAGGCGCGGACATGACCTTCAACGACTTCATCAACGATAGCGTCACAATCCAGGGCGCGGTGCG